CCAAGCCAATACAATGACCCATTACATTCCCTACCAAGCCAATTGCCGTGATATGTCCGATATGGACGAAGTGATTGATGCCGATTTAATACCGGTCTATCATCTGGGGGCATTCCCAACAGATGAGAGGACGGGACTCTTCTACCAGTGCTGGAATGGAGGAGGATTCCTTCGTAATGGGGATAAGTTTGAAACTGTTGAGTATAATCCAGATACTCAAGAGTTTGAATTCACTCCTACTGATAAAAAGTTCTCAATCAAGATTGTGGATGCCGATGAGGAGGATGATGACTACTACTGTCATCCAGCACTCCAATGGTTTCCCGATTTGAAGAAGGTGATGGTATTAGTTCCTACTCATCCTTCTTAAAATACTCCCTCTGAAGTTCCACTGAATGCCCCATATTAGCCGCATCCTTCTGTTGTTCCTCCATTACATCCTTATACTTATCACTAATATAAATATGTCTTAGCATTGAACTACCTATCTTCTTACCAAACACTTTGTTGAGAAGACGAGTAATCGCATTGACCGCCGTTAATGGCTCACCACTCTGACTTACAAGGAACTTCACTGGGTCAGTCTTACGCTTCGCTACACCCTTCCATAGTGGGTGGTGCTTGAGAAACACATTGATACACGACTGAAGAGACTCGGGAATGTCAATCTCTTGGCGACCATACTTCTTCGCAGTCTTATACTTATTATAAATAAACTTATGACCCGTTATATCCAAATAGTTCTTATCAGTAGGCATCTTGTCGTTCCACTTTTTTACTATATACATATCCAAGTAGTCTTGGTTGCGACGAGGCTGAATGTCCGTATAGAGACATAGAACAATGTGCTGGAGCGTCTTCTCATACTCAGAAGCACTGATAGACTTCTTATTGACGAACTTCGCAATCACCTCACTCAATTCAGTCTTACGCTTCTCAATCTCCTCCCACGAAAGCCAATTCTCCTTCTGCTTCTCAGTCTTCTCGTGCGTATCCTCAGTCTCACGCACCGCCTTTGACCGCTCCATCATCGCATCATAGTAGTGCTGGTAGGTCTTCTTGAATCCAGCCTTCTCCTTCACGAGGCTCAGAGTGCTGACTACTGTAGCCAGTAATGCTCGTTGCGTTGATTCTGCGTAGCCGGAGATTATCTTATCAATCTCCTCAGTCTTCTTGAGGAAGGTGAGATTCTTGAATGGCTTACGCTCATTGAGTTGATAGAGGGACTTGATGTAGGCATTCGCAGTTGATTCCGCTACTTTACGCTCATCCATTAGTTGCTTTCCCAGTTGTAGCATAAACTCGGTAGTCTCCATTCGTCTTGTTTCTACAATGCCGGGAGTTTTTTAATCTCACCTTTTTTACGCAACCCCCGCATCCGTGAAAGTCTTGCTGATTGTTCCTTGAGATAAACCGACTTGAGCCGCAATATCCTTCTGCGTCATTCTGTAGCCAGAATTAATTCGTAGTTCAATTGCTCTCTTACGGTCATCTGATATAGGTCCTTTACTTGCTCTGTATCGGGCAATAGCGTCGGCAATCTTCTGTGCGTTTCCGGGTGCGGCTGCGGCTGCTGGTTTGGGTGCGGCTGCTGGTTTGGGTGCGGCTGCGGCTGATTCAGCGGAACGCCTCTTGACGGGTTCTGCCCCTTCAAGGTCAAGCATATCATCCTTCGCCAATCTCGTAAAGGAAATTTTGCCGACTTCCGTCTGTAGCAACTGTGTTCCGAGTCGTGATACATACAGTTTGCGTCCATCCTCAAGGTCATAGATGTCATAATTATCAGAAGAGCCTTTGGGAATCATTATCAACTTAACCTTCTCGGCGGGAGCCGGAGCAGCCTCCACCTCTTCCTTTGCCTCAGCAACCTCAGCCTCTTCCTCCTCACCGGGAGCGGCACCTTCAAAAGATGGTAGAGTAGCCTCGGGCAAGACAGTCATCTCAGCCGATTCAAGCGGGGCTCTCATCTCATTGAGTGGTGCTGAAATACCACGGATTCCAGTCATCTCATCAGTAAAGTCATCATCCTCACCAAAGTAAGCACCTTGACGAGAACCGAACTTATCTCGGGGAGTTGAGTCAAAACGAGCACCTCGGGCAGCACTATTAGAGTATGAACTGACTGTAGAAGTGAAATCATCACCACGGTCATCATCATCATCACCGCCATAATCAGCCCTTCTACTGAATCCTTCCGAAGCACCATCATCACCACGACGGGGATTTGCGGTTTCACGGTAGTTAGTCGGGAGTTTAGTCAGACCCAGAGAACGGATAAGATTGGCTGAGAGTGCCTTACGGGCTTTCAGATTCATTGACTGCTTACTACCATCATCGCCGGGCTGGATGCCTCCCAACATACCCGCAATGTAGGCACGAATCTTCTCCACAAGACCCTTAAAGAAGCGGAACTGATTCGCACCTTCAGACAATTCATCAAAGTCCTCCTTACGAAGCACCTCTTGGATTTCATCAAACGCCTCCAACATATCCCCGAGTTCCTCAGAAGTGCTTACCGTAGCCACTCGGAAGAGCAACTGGAGAGACTTGTAAAACTCGGAGATTGCGATACGGTCAAGAGACCCAGATACAACAGATGAACGGAACTGGTTAATCGCACCAAAGAGTTCCAGTTTCGCCTTCACACCTTCGGGTTCAGCCACACCTTGCTCCACCAACTCGGGGGTAATGCTCTGCTCCACGGGCATACCCGCAAGGAAACCTTGCTTCGCCTCACCAATCGCATTCAACTGGTCTATGCGACCACGCAACTTATCACGCCCATACTGCTGACCTACACGAGTGCGTAGAACACCACCACTCATTCCAGCACCACTCATCTGGTCGTATCGGGCTGCGTAGATGTCAGACTGGTTGCCGTTGCTGGGATTGGCGAAGATACGCTGACCCAGAACTGCCTTCGGCATTACACCGTATCCAGCATTACCAGCACGAGCATATGTATCAGAGATACGCTGACTACGAACACCAGCCATAGCCATACGATTCGCATCCAATCGCTTCTGCTCGTGGTATAATGACTGAATGTTGTTGCCGACCGGGAGAACCTCTACGCCCTCAGAACCAGATGGATAATAAGCAAGGCGGTCAGCACCACTCGCATACACACTTGAATACACACTTGGGAAGGTCAGTTGAACCGCTAAATCACCACCGGGCTTCTTAGTTCCAAACGCACTCATTCTATATTGATGTGAAAGAATATTTTTCTTCACATCAATATTCCTTGGGGGGGGAAATCGGGAAATCGGGAGATTGGGCTGACATTTCCTATAGGATTGTTCTCGTGGGAGAAAGTCTGGATAATCTCCCTAATCTCCCGGATTCCCGGACTGGTCTTAATACAGACCGTGTTCCTTCACATACTTAGAAGCCTCAATCATCTTCATACCCTTCTCAGCCATAACCTTCCGGACAATCTCTGCTCTCTTACGACGACCATCACCAGCACCAACTACACGCTTCGCCCTCGGGGAACATCTATCGTCCATCACACCAGCACCCATTGTATGCTTAATCTCAAGTTCCCCAGAACCGACCATACGCATACCACCCTTCATACCCTTACCCTCGTGCTTCTTCACCATCGCCATCATTTCATCGTGTGCCTTCTTAGACATAGCACCCTTACCGAAGAGTGAGCCAATTAGAGGAATCGCCATTGACGCCAAAGCACCAAGGAAACCACCCTCCAGTTCAGCCTTCTTTGACCGGGGCTTCTTGCTGAAATGCTTTATTAGTGCGTTGTGTGCCGACTTCTTCATCTCACCCCTACCGAAGAGTGAGCCAATCAGAGGAATCGCCATTGAGGCAAGAGCCCCAAGGAAACCACCCTCCATATGACTCGCACCACCTTCGTGAGTAATATGGAGATTACCCTCACCCTCATACGCACCAGTCTGAGCCCCACCCTTCATACACATACCCATACCCGAATGGAAGTCCTTCATATAAGCACCACCGTGGAGTTTGTGGAGATGCTCTCCGAGATGACGACCTTGAACCATCGCCTCGGAACGCATACCAGCACCGTCATATTCGCCAGAAGGCATCACCGCCATAGCGTCCTCCTCAGTCTGAGCCATTGACGGGGAATCAGCCTCCATCTTAGCGATACGCTTACCGAGCGACTTCGCAGTTGCCTTCTTACCACCACGGAACTGAGATAGACCCATTGATGGAGTAGCACCCCGACCATCAATAGGGTTCATTCGTTCCATCTCCTCTTCCATAGCACGAGAATCAGCCATTGCTTTGTGAGCCAAACGAACATCACGGATACGCTGAGCCATTTTATACCAGATGTTGAGATTTAATTTGGGACTGATATTACGCCGGATAGATTTTCTATCCTCATCTTAGAATGAATCGGGAGATAGTAGATTTACTTGCTGGGGCTGGTCTCGCAAACATTGTGATGCCTCGCAAGGAGTTTATGGCGGAACACAAACACCTCATATCGCTACTCAATAAGTATAAGCAACATCCGGAACTCGCAAAGGAAGCCGCTTCGCAAGAGGCGGAGATGAAATCCTATAAGGGCGGTTTCAGTAAGCAGTCGGGATTCATCCGTCGTATGATGGCGGAGAACGCTTTGAAACATAAGGGACAGTATAAGAAACCCACCGACCCATTAGCCCCGGGTTCAACTATGAATAAGCCAGTTCCATTTGAATACGAGAAACTCGCAACACCGGGGCAGAAAGGTAAAAAAACAAAGGGAAATCCTTACGGTGCGTCTCCGTTCATCCAGAAACATTTTGGAACTGCTGAGTATGTTCCCTTTGAACGCAAACGGGGTCAGCCATTACCAACTGAACCATTCCCTAATAAGAAGCGTGGTAAGAAGGCAATGGTCGCACCATCTGCTTCAGCACCATCAGCGTCCGCCCCACCAGCCTCAGCACCACCACCACCTCCAGTTTCAGAGCCACCCCCTACTGAGGCACAGAGGGATAAGGAAGAGGAAGCACCACCACCTCCCCCACCTACACCAGCAGTAGTATCCGCCCCACCTCCACCTCCACCCACGAAGGTAGAAGCCAAGGAGGATGACATCTATAAACCCATAGAATACAAGGAAGACGAAGAGACTGATTTTGAAAGGGAGAGGGCATTCTATAGAAAGTTCAATGAAGAACATCTCAATTACTTCGTTCCACAGAAGGGTGGCTTACAGAAGGGAGCAGAATGTATATGGTTCGGTGTCAATATGGGAGATTCTAAGACAAAGCCACATACAATCCAGCCCCCACTCAAAATCAAGCCCGGAATCAACCTACGCACTGTTATTAAAAAAGAGGAGATAGAATACTTTAATGCTTACCGTGGTAATCAGACGGAAACTAACTACTACATCCCTCCATCTGAATGCGTTGTTAAGGATGCTGCTGGAACTGTATTGAAGGTGAAGGAGGTTAAACTCATCCATACAACCGACTTTAATGACTTCTGGAAATTAGCAACGAATTATATGGGTGGAATATCAGTTCCAGAAATAAGAGTCATTATGGAACAACCAGTAGAGGCAGATTTCCATCGTCGTATTGATGCCCGAACAGTTGGAATGACACCTTATACCCTTAAGAATGAACTCTTCTTCAGTCTGAAGGAGATGAAAGAACTATCACATAAATACTATACTGGCTACTACGCTTCTATGGTTATAGATGGACCGGCGAAAACCTTTGCTGAGTCCGATAGAAAACACGGTTATACCATTGGGAGACGAGAGAAGAAACTGGATGAAAAACAGATGGCGGAGTATCAGTCAAAACTATCCAATATGGTGATTGGTATGAGTAAGCCAAGATACACTCTCACAATGAATGGTATTGGCGAATGGATTAGGATAAAGTCTGGGGAGTAATCCGGGAATCCGGGAATCCGGGGTTTCGGGAAAATATCGGCACATTCTCTATAGGATGCGTCTCGTGGAGGAAATGTCATCCCCATTTCCCGATTCCCCGATTTCCCGCCTCACAAAAAATAGAATGTCATTAATAGAATGCCGTATAAACTACGCAAAGCCCCTAAGCGAGACTTATATTGGGTTGTCAATAAAGAGACTGGTAAGAAGTATAGCAATGAACCACTTCCCAAGGACAAAGCCAAGGCTCAGATGAGAGCATTGTATGCTTCGGAAACAGAAGGTGGTGCGAAGCAGTATTTGGAGAAGCCAGTTGGTTCTACTCGGATGTCATCGCAGAAGTTCGCTGAATTGAATCAGCAAGTGGCTGATTTTATGGCTCCGATGGAACGCATCAAATACGCAAAGGAAAACCCCAAATCCGTCTTTTTACCGGCAGAAAAGAAGGCAAGAAAGATGACAAAGATAATGCTCCGGTCTGCTGGTATTGACCCCGATACAGTATCAGATGAACTACGAGGTGAGAAGGCAACTGCTACACCACCCGCTTCTGAGATTCCATCACTGCGTGGTGATAATCGCCAGACCGAAGATGCTACACGCTACACCAAGATGTCAAAGGAAGAGGAGCGAAAGGTATTGGGCTACGGACAACCTACAGTTAAGGCATTAGAAGGTTGTGGTGCGAAGAACCTCAATATGTTTGAACTCTTCAAAGGCACCGGCTCAATTGGTAAGGTGGCTTCCAAGATGGGCTTCAATGTAGTTTCATTAGATTTTGACCCAATATATACACCCGACATTGAAACTGACATTCTGAAGTGGGACTATAAGGGTTGGGCTGAAGAACACAAGTTCATCCCCGATTACATCTGGGCTTCCCCTCCTTGTAATACATACTCCACTCTATCGTATCGTCTGAAAGAGCGTGATACAAAGACCGCTGAACCGAAGTCAGCACGAGCCAAGGAAGGCACGGCAATCCTCCATCGCACACTTGAAATCATCAGATACTTCCAGAGCAAGAATCCTAAGATGCTCTACACTGTTGAGAATCCTCGTGGTATGATGAGACACGATAAGGTCATTAAGAAACTACCAAACCGTGAAACGACTCTCTATTGTCTCTACGGGGACTTCAAAAAGAAGGCAACTGATTTCTGGAGCAACTTCCCAATGGAACTCAAGCCACATACTGAAAAATGTAGAAGTAAGAAGGTTGTAGCCAATCTCGCCAATCTTCCGACCATAGAGCAACGCTATAGCATTCCGGGCAGATTGGTAAGGCAGATTCTCACACGGGCGAAGGAAAGTTATGGTGATGAGCCATTGATGGGTGCTGGATTCTTCGGAGACATTTGGAATGCGACTAAACGAGTAGTTTCTAAAGTTGTCAATAGAGTAAAGGATGTCTCTAAGGGAATACGCAATGATTTTAGTCCCTCTGTTCGTGCTATACTCGCTCAAGTTGGTGATAGACCAGTGGTTCAAGCGTATGTTCGCCGAGACCCGATTGTCAGTCTCCTCAACACCGCCCTTAACTTTATCAGTCGTGGTAAATGGAATGAAGCAAGGGCAAAGTATAACTACGATAAACTGTTCCATCTCGGATTAGAGGTGGTGATTAAGGTAGATAATGAGAGCGACATCCTTGCTCGGTATGTAATGGAAAAGAACGAAGTCATTTCTGTATCATTCGCCAAGGCATTCACTGCGAAGACAGAAGTAATGGAAGTTCCTCTAACTTCTGGTCTTACAATCAATGGGCTACTGGAAGGAGCAAGAAAACAGATGGGTGGAAACTTCTTCCCTTATGACCCATTCCACAACAACTGTCAAGACTTCATTATGGGTGTCCTCATCGGGTCGGGTCTTGCTACACCCGGGCTTACCGCATTCGTCAAGCAACCAATGGAAGACATCATTAATGAACTACCGGGCTACACGGGCAAAATCGCAAAAGCCATTACTGACCTCGGCGGTCTCGCCAATGTAGCCATTGAAGGGCGGGGTTTAGTGGGTTGTGGTGGTATGAAACCGGAGAAAAAGTTCGCCAATCAACTCGCTAAGGCTGGTGTCAGTCCCGCTCAGTATCTGATGGAGGCTCGTCGCAAAGCCAAGAAGTTAGGATTAGCATACAAACATCTTGGATTTAGTGATAATGATAAGCAGAAACTACAGATTCCTAATGCCGATGGGTCTCTCGTGCGATTTGGAGCAGTGGGACTTGGCGACCACATTCTTTACACACTTGCGAAAGACCCGAAAGCGGACGAACATCGGAAGCATTACCTCCAACGAGCAACGAAGATTCGGGGAGACTGGGCGAAGGATGAGTATTCACCGAACTCATTAGCGATTGGAATTTTATGGTAGGTTCGTGGCGGGTCTCATACTTAGTTGTTATAGTCGGGATATACTGGACGAGGTTTCCAGCAATATCGTGATAGAAGTTGCCGGGTATAGCGTTATTATCCATTCTCTATGGTTAATAACGATATTAATTAGTAAAATACTACACTGCGTTTAATAACGGAGAACCATCCAACGCACATCAATACCACCAACGGGGGCAACGATTGAGGAGTTCAGTGTGAAACCTACACCGGGAGAAAGAGCACCAACGCCATAAACACCAAGGGCTGCCCCAGCACCACCACCAGTAGCCAGAACAATAGAGGTAGATGTAATAGCAGTATCTGCTACATTGACGGTGAAAAGCGTAGCGGGGATTGAAGCCTCACCAGTGCGGAGAGGAGTTAGACCAGCGGGAGTTCCAGAAAACTGTGAGGCAGACATTTATATTAAGACCAACGATTTTTTTTGTGGCGATATTTCAACGCCGGGATTACATTAACCGAGAGGCAAGAGACTTCTTACCCGCACCAGTCCCCGCACCAGTCCCAGCACCAGTGCCGTAGCCAACTGCCCCAAGAGCACCCTTGACCTTACCCATCATACCATCCTCGGGGAGGATGCCCTTAACTGCCGACACAATCGGCTTAGTGGCGGAGTAGATTGACTTCGCCTTGGAGAGGATGTTGCCGAGGGCAGAGAAGGAGAGACCACCGACCATACGGTCAAGTTCCGCACGAGTCGCCATAGGGGCAAGAGGAGCGGAGATGATGTCTTGCTCGGACAGAACACCCTTGATGATACGAGATGAACCACGGATAGACTCAAAGAACCCAGAGTTGGCGGTGATGACATACAACTGGGGAGTCTGATTGACGGCGGTGTTGTTCTTCACAGTCAGATTGAACTGGAGAGTGAAGTTCCCCACCAAACTTGGTGCTTGACCCGACTGAAGTGTGATGTCTTGAGAAGGCTTCAGCACGAGGATTGAACCGACACCGGGCACAATCTGACCTTGCTGACGACCGGTGTAAGAGCCACCAGCAGTGTGGAACTGACCGATGAACTGGTTGTAGTCCATATCCAGACCGTTCTTCACGGACATAGAATACAACTGCTCCGTAGTGGTGCTGGAGAGCAGACCGCTAAAGTTGTCAAAATTGACTGATAGAGGGTTGCGGACATTATCCAGAGAAGTCGCAAGAGGGAGGTAGTAATCACCCTCAGTGTTGGCGTAAGTGGAAGGCTTAGCGTAGATGATGAGGAGGTCGGGGATGGCGGGAAGAGTGATTGTCTGGGAGATAATCTGACCGGTCTTCCCGGGCTCAATAGCACCGTTCTGATACTGGGTGATATAACGAGGGAACTCCATATAGGGGACGACTGACTTAGGAGGCAGAGGCACATCCAGAGATGGAGTTAGGAACTGACAATTGACAACGGAGTTCTGGAACACATTGCCGGAAGCGACCGTGGTGTTGTAGGCAATGGCGGAGAGAGTGCGACCCGCACGAGAGCAACTGCGGAAAGTGCGTCGGGGGTCTTGCTGGAGATTCATAATCAACTGGATGTTGTTAATGCCGAAAAGACCAGTATCCCACTCATACTCATCGGCGAAGACGAAGGGAGAAAGCACGATAGGCTCAGTAGAACGCCACTTCACATAAATGGTATGGGAGAGGGCAGTGCTGACGGCAGACTGGAAAGTAGGGACACCATTCACGCAAGAATAAGTCGCACCAACGAAGGCAGCCGTCCCAGCACCAGTTGTCGGAACTGCCGGTAGAGTCTCACCAACGGAGTTTGTGAAGACAAGGTTGGCGAAAGCACCGTTAGGCACATTGTCATAGTCAGAAGAACCATCATAAGCACCGATAGGGTTATTCACCGCACCGAAAGCATCGTTATAGGACTGATACTTATCCAGCATCGTAGGGGCAGTGCGGACAAGACGGTTCTTCTTGTAGTCGCACAGACGAAGCACCTCCTTCAGCACATCTTGGGAGTTGATGACGGAAGTGGTGTCGTTGATGGTGGCGGACAGAGTAGAGCAGAGAGAGTTGAGGGGGAGAGCACAGAGGGAGAAATCACGACCGGGGACAAGGATGGAATCGCCATCGGAAGGGAGGGAGGCAAGGGATACAGTCATAGACATAAACACATCAGACGACCACAGAATCTTCCTATCCACGAACACATTCTCGGAAGGAACATAGATGTTATAGGTGTGCTGGGAGGCAGTGGCTGCGATGGCGTTGAAAGGGGCGTTTGTTAGGGAAAGAGCACCCTTTTCCACTGCGAACTTAGGGCGGGACTGAACGATGCGTGAGTCCATCACGGCAAGTTTCTCAATGTCGGCACTCATCTTTTATAACAAGAGTGCCGAAATTAATTTGAATCTGAAATCATTTGATGCGTCGGGAAAACGGGAGATTGGGGAATCGGGGCAACATTTCTCTAAGGCATCATCTCGTGAGAGAATGTGTCAGAAATCTCCCAAAACCCCGGATTCCCGGGGGGCTTACTGTCCGTTCCTCTTACCGGATTCCACACGCTTATGCTTAAACATAAACTTCAGCGAGACCGAGGATAAGTTAAACATTGAGACCGGGTAGAGTTCATTATCCAGACGATTCTTCCAGAACACTTGGATGTCAATGTTTCGTATCTCTTGCTTTGATGTGCCGAAGTCAGCCAATCTGTATTCCGCAGACGGTGCGTAAAAAATGAACTGCCGGTAGTCATCAGCAGAACCATTAGCCAAATCAAGGGCAATGTCAGTAATGATAGGCTGGAAAGCGGACTTCGTAGTGGGATAAGACTCACCCAAGTTGCCGAGACCCAGTTCCACGGGCTGACCGGTCTGCTCGGACTTGACCGGGAGAAGGGTGGAAGTGAAAACAATGCTTGAGATGGGAGACCAGAGAGAATCCGCCGATTTGTAGTCTTGTGTGTTCTTCCAATACACCTTCTGAGCGGCAATAGGCACATAACCAAGAGGGGGGACACCAGCATAGGGGCTGAGACGGTAATCCACAACATTCTGGTAGAACTTGTTGCTGAAGATGATTTCGTTCGTGTAGCCCTCGGGGACGGGGGCGGGGAAGCCGGGATAGGTGATTCCAGCAAAAGTCGCCGTAGGTATATCCACACGGTTGTAATATACATTGTTAAAGTTCGCAAACAGACCGAACATATTGGTATTGAAGAACAGACGCTCAATGGGTGTTGTTGCCGGACCGGCAGTTCCAGCGACATAGGGGATAGGGATGAAAGACTCAAGACGCTGACCGTAGCCATCCGTATCTGCGATAATAGTAAAAGTAGGGTCGCCTTCACCATCAAAGAGAATCTGTGGAGTCTGAACTACCGCTTGGAAGTTTGCGAAGGTTGGGTAGGGGAATGGGTCAGTCAAGCCGGGATAAGCCGCCCAAGCCGCTTGGAACGCCGTGTAGAGAGACTGGTGGGCTTGTAGGAGAGTGTAATTGACAAGGTCAAGCCAATGCTGGTAAGTATAAACCCAGTAGTAGCGACTGGTGAGGTCTTGCTTGACCGTAGGTGAGCGAGGCGTAGGAGCAAGAACGGGGTTCTGGGTCTCTGGTGTGTATGTGATGAAGGTAGGGTTAGGAGTCAGATTGAAAGCAATCACACCAAGATTGGTGTTCCACGACTGCTGGTAAGATATAGCAACAGAGTAAGTGGTGCGATTGACATCCGACTGCCCCGTCTGGATGTTCGGAATGAAAAGAGGCAAATCTCTGTTCGCACCGTTCATTGTAAAACGGATGATAGAGAAATGATACTGTGAGGCATCCTTCACGAGTGCCGTATCACGAGTTTCATTGAAACGAATCTGTGGGTCGGGGGTTGCTAATCCCGCAAAGTTAATGTCATCCGTCTTGTTATTCACTATATCTGCGTTGTAGTAGATATAATCGGGTTCATCAGCCGTTCCACCCATCATCTGAATACTACTGCGGTAAGCCATTCTATGTTGAGGTGTGAGATTATTTTTTGAGTTTATCATAAGTTATACCAGACACAAAGTCGTCGGGGGATAGGTCGCTCTTCTTTATAATCGCCATATACTGATTGAGCGATTTCGGAGCGTATAACAATCTCACGGCACAATGTCTTCCACAAGTGGCTACAGAAGCATTTGACTTCTGGAATGCGTGGTTGTTATAATATACCGGCATCCCACTGGCTTTCAACAAACGGGTTAAGTCCGGTCGCTCAATATCCAGCATTTCCAATCTGCTCTTTGACATCCCACCCTTTTGTTCTGTATCTGGTGGGTCGCCATACGGGTCAAAAAACTCAATCTTATTAGGACGCCTAATAAGGCAAGTCCAATGACCGCTTGTAGGGGACGCATTAGGAAATAGTAGAATACTACGCCCCATATCATCAAACAACTGGTCTGAGGTTCTTAACTTCTTCAATTGAGGATAGTTCAGAATCTTGATGTTGTTGCCTAATAATACACGAAGGTCGCCATCTGAAAGAGGGTATTCTTTCACCTCTTCTATCGTGTCTTCTTCGCTCATACTATGAGGGGATTAGAAAAAGAGGGAGTCCGGGAATCCGGGAGATTGGGAAAATTCGCCCACATTTCTCTTAGACATCATCTCGTGGAGGAAATGTCAGCCCAATCTCCCGATTTCCCTATTTCCCCCCACCCTCAATTCCCGCTTCTTTTTTATCTCGGTAGATAATATAGAAATGGCGACTGGATATGCGGAATGGTCTCCCTATACAACTTATGCCGTTGATGATGTCGTTCAGTATGCGGGGCAGATTTATGTTGCGACGGTAATCAATCTGAATGTAGTTCCTCAGCCTCCGAACCCCACTTGGACTAATATTAGCCCAGTCAATCCCAGCATCCTTGCGGGATATGTAAAAAACCCTATGGATACGCCCCTAATGTGCTACAACCCCAGCCAACTTATTAATCATTCTATTGAGGATGCTGGGTTTGTATCCACATCCGACCTACGCACTGACAACATTAGTCTTCTGCCCGGCTCACTCCAGACTGCGATTAAGGTTGAAGACTCCATTGAGATGCGAACGGCACAAGAGATTCGTGCCGAGCAGTTGCTCCAACTCCGCACTACGGGAGCAAACGGCTACAAGTTCCACAATATCCAAGCCGGTTCGCATCCAGATGTGTTGGGCTATAACCCAACAACTGGTGAGGTGGTTTATCAGCCCTCCGGTGGTGGAGGTGGTGGAACTATCACTGGCGTAGGTGCTGGAACGGCAATCACAGTTGATAATACCAACCCGAATGTCCCCGTAGTGAATAACGACGGTGTTCTCACTGTGAATAGTGCGAAGGGTGCTTTGACTGTCTCAGCCGGTTCTGGAATCAGCGTAGGCACTGTTGCTGGGACAATCACCATCTCCAACACATCTCCATCTACCGGTGGAACTCTGACTGGTGTAGGGGCTGGAACTGGTGTTCTTGTTGATAATACAATCCCAGCAGTCCCCGTGGTAAGCAACGACGGCGTTCTTACGGTGAATAGTGCTAAGGGTGCTTTGACGGTCTCAGCGGGTTCTGGAATCAGCGTAGGCACTGTTGCTGGGGTAATCACGATTACGAACGATGCCCCCTCCTCTGGAGGCACACTCACGGGTGTTG